AAATCGGTAGCTGATTTTTTCTCCCAGATAAAGAATCAGTTTTCAGGTAGATTAAAGGCTGTGCAAAATCTCGTTGACTTGGATCTCACACCATTTTTTGAGCTAGAAGTGCTAGTTAACAGGGGTTTAGGTGAAGTTGACTGGAACTCAGAAGTTCAAAACCGAACTGAACCAAATACGGTGACTTTTACACGGGAAATGATATTTGAAAGAGCGTTAAGGCTATTCAAACGCGTGAAAGTCAGTGGTGGTACTCCAACTAGAAGTACGTGGGTAAATCACTGGGCTATGCGATGGCAATGGTCGCCTACAGGTGCTTATCATTCACAGTACCCAGAGGACGATGAGTTTAAGGCTAAGGATGTGGGATTGCGCAACAAATTTTACGCTCTAAGTAGAATGCCTACTTATGACATAGAACACTTCCTGAACAGACCACCGTCTATGGAAGCATGGTCTAGCACAAAGTACGAGTGGGGTAAGCAGCGGGCTATCTACGGTGTGGATGTAACTAACTTTATCCTATCCAGCTATGCTTTCAAAGGATGTGAAGAAATGTTGAGCAAACACTTCCCTATTGGGCCTAGTGCAACGATTGCCAACGTGAGGGAGACTGTTAAACAAGTATTGAATAACGGTATTCCATACTGCTTTGATTTTGAAGACTTCAACTCTCAACACAGTGTGACCACAATGAGTGCGGTGATGGATGCATATGTAGCTTGCTTTAAAAATTATCTAGATGATGACCAAATTAAGGCCATTGCCTGGGTACAGTCAAGCCTGAGTGATAGCAAGTTGCACATACAGGGTAAGAAACAACTGGTGAAGACCAATGGTACTCTCTTATCTGGATGGCGTCTGACGACATTTATGAACACAGTGCTTAACTATGTATATTTGGACATATGCGGTATCACAAAAGATAGTGTGACTACACACAATGGTGATGACGTGTTGCCTAGTATAAAAACACTGAACCAGGTACAGAACCTGTCACGTAAAGCGGCAGACTATAACATACGGTTTCAAAAACATAAGTGCTACCTGGGTGCCACTGCTGAGTTCCTCAGAGTAGATCACAGGCAGGCGAGGGGAGGCCAGTATCTTTCTCGTTCAGTTGCCACTTTAGTACACGGTCCTACTGAGACGGTAGTGCCCAATGATGTTGTAGCTTTAATTACTTCACTCACGACACGACGTGATGAAGTAATAGAACGAGGAGGAGAACCATTATTCATTAAAGATGTCTACGATATGCAGCTATCATATTTGGCAGACGTTTGGGGCCTTTGTAAAGAAGATTTAATTATAGTAGAAAACACTCATATAAGTAAAGGAGGTTTGAGCCAAGAAGTAAGTGATGAGACGCTTGCTCATAGCATTAAACGCAAGTACCTCAAACGAGAGAAACGCGAAAAAGCAAAAGAGGATGAGGGGAAACCATTGCCTGGTACTTATGCTTATGCCAATTTAATAGCGCGCAAGTATAAAGTTGAGGAACACAAAGACAAAATAATAAGAGCAACTAGAAAGGCTGTGTTAGAGAAATCTACCAACTACCGGTTCGGGGTATCTGTTGTAAAACAGACACCCGACATGGTAGATTGGATTAGAGCAAACCAATATGGAATGCTGAGAGATCGTATCGACACAACACAAGCCCAACTAGCTAAAGCGTACAATATACCGCTTTTGACCATGACAGGACATGATGCTTCAGTTGCACGTTACCTTTCTAGTGAAGGTAACATGTTAGAAGCCTTGGCTGTAATGGCATAAGTGTGTATAAAACGCAGAGGAGGA